CATAGATATGCTGTAGAAAATAAAGAATATAGTGAAGGTGGGTGTAATACAAAAGGATTGAGAACTATCAATAAGATAAATAAAGCACATAGACAATTAGTTGAATTGCATCCAGAGTTTGTTAAGATTGTCGGCAAGAAAAAAAATAAAATGGGTGAAATGGATAAACTTAGAATTTCTTGGAGAAGAGCTTATGAATCTATTGGTAAGAAAATGAAAGATGACCTTAATGATGCTAGAAAGTTTTATTTAAAGATTAAGAAACTTAAATCGGTACTTCCTATATGATAAATACTATTTACATCCCAACATATGGCCGACAGGGTAATCAAATAACCTTTGATAACCTACCCAAGAAATGGCAAGACAAAACATTTCTTATTACTCATCCAGATCAAGAACATACAGGCTATCCAGAAATCAAATGTGATGCTCAAGGTAAGGGTATTGCTGAAGTTAGAAAATGGATATGTCAGTATGGTGAAGGAAAAAGATATGGTATGCTTGACGATGATATAGAATTTCTTTATACTAAAAGGGATGGTGAAGAAGGCCCAGGCAATAGTAAATTGTCAGATGAAAAATTTGATGACATGATTAATACTATGGATAGTTGGATGGATGAAGGATACATTCATACTGCGTGTGATGTTTCTTGGAATCCCCCTACTAGGAATATTGATTTTAGAATTAACTCAAGAATTACAACTAATATATTTTATGATGGAACAAAGATGCCATATAAAGAATTAGATTGGGCATTAGATTTTGTTGAAGATTATTATGTAAATTTACAGCTGTTGACTATGGGATATCAAAATAAAGTTTCGTTGATGTATAGAGTCAATGCATCCGCGACTCAGACTAAAGGGGGTTGTGAGAATTTTAGAACTTTAGATATACATAATAAACATATGAGAGATTTGCAACAAAAGTATCCAGCATTTGTTAAACTTAAAGAAAAGGTAGCAAATTCTGGTGAATGGAAAGGTGTGGTAAAGCTTGGTGCAACTATATCATGGAAGAAGGCTTATGAATCTTCACAATCAACTGGTTCTTTAGAGGAGTTTTTACAATGAATGATAGATGGGTAGAAATGTCATTATTTGCAGTAGTCTTAATCTGTCTTGGAATTGCATTTAGAATTTTATTTGGAATTGCTGTATAATCTGTATAAAAGAAACATATAGGACGGGGGTTCGATTCCCCCCGCCTCCACCAAATTCTATTATGGGGGTGACAAGGTTTCGACTGTATGATGGAAAGTATATGGACAGCACAAGGATGATTGTTGGCCTTGTAAAAAATCAATCAAAACACAAACGCAAATGATTACGATTTTGCAATTGCTGCTTAATAAGTAGCTAGGGTTTTGGTAGTTTTCCTCGTAACAGAATAAACTACCGCTTAACTAACTGCGGGAGTAGCTCAATGGTAGAGTCCTTGCTTGCCAAGCAAGATGTTACGGGTTCGAGCCCCGTTTCCCGCTCCATTTAATATAGGAGAGTATATGAAGATTTTAATGTTTGCAGTTTTTGTATTGGTTTCATCCAATGCATATGCTGGTGAAGTGAACGAGGGACAGCATACAGGTGTTATCGCTGACTTTCTCGGAAAGACTTTCAACCCAGCAGGAGCTCCAACTGGTGCTCCACATGATGTTCCAACTGGTGCTCCACAAGGTAACTTAATGGTGCCTCACCAGGCTCCAGTAGGTGTTCCACATGATGCACCTTTGTTTGATCCTAACATGGGCAATCCTAACACAGTTCCACATCCTGCCCCATACATGGGAAATCCAGAAGGTTCTCATAACACAAGTGCTCCTGGCCCTCATGGAGCTCCTCATTTTGGTGGCCCCAACGGCCCTCAAGGTTTCCCAGGCCCTCATGATCCTCAAGGTGTTCCACACTTTGAAGGCCCATTAGGTGTTCCTGGCCCTCATGGCCCTGGCCCTCAAGGTGTTCCTCATGGAGCTCCTCATGCTCCACATTTTCCACAGGGAGCTCCAACCCCTTGTGATAAGGGCGTAGCACCACTAGGATAAAGGTAAACTTTTTCCTTGTATTGTAGTGACCATTATGGTATAATGGTTATATTGAAGTGATGAGAGTTCATCACGAAACTTGATTTTAACTTAGGAGATTTATTTTATGCGTAACACAACTGTTGGTCAACCAAAAGTAGGAATGAAGAACGCTAGAACTATTACACGAGCTGAAGCAGATGTAACTGGTCTGCCTCGTTGGGTAGAAATCTACACTTCACCTGCTACTGGTGAAACTGCTTTCAAGGATTGTGACCTTGCTGGTGGAGCAAAGGATGTCTTTGCTTGTCGTAAAGCCCTCAATTCTTATTGGGGCAACTAAGACTGAGGGGGGTGGGCAACCATCCCCCTATTTTTATTATGAAATTTTTATTATTGATATTATCTCTATTCATGCTTAGTGGATTCTCTACTAAACAAGATACGACTTGTTTGGCATTGAACATTTACTTTGAAGCTCGTGACCAAACTACTAAAGGTCAAATGGCAGTTGCATTAGTGACTATAAATAGGGTGAGTAGTAAACGATTCCCAAATACTATTTGTCAGGTAGTCAAACAAGCAAATAGAAGAAATGGAAAAGTTGTTAGAAATATGTGTCATTTCTCATGGTATTGTGATGGTAAATCTGATAGACCTAAAGATAAGATTGCATGGAAGGTTGCAGTAACTATTGCAAAGGCTATGTTAGAACAGCCCGGTGTTTATTTTAAAAGATACGGTGAAAGATGGAAGGTTAATGATTTTCTTAATGGTGCTACACATTACCATAGAAATGATGTTGACCCATACTGGAATCGTAAAATGTTAATAGTCGCGACAATAGGGGATCATATTTTTTATGTTGACCCTTATCGGTAACTCAATGGAAGGGGATTCTATGTCTGGTAAAAATGCTGAAGAACGTGCTGTACCCTCTCCAGAGGATAATGGTGTATATCTCTTTATGAGTGACGTTAATCAAGAAACTTGTAAAGACCTTATAAGCTTTATCCTAACAAAGAGTTGGTCAAGACCAAGACCAAAATCTTTGCAAATTATCATCAGCTCACCTGGCGGTGATTTAAATTCAGCATTCGCTGTGATTGATGTTATGAAAGGATGCCCTATCCCTGTTCATACAACTGGTCTAGGACAGATTGCATCAGCAGGTTTTATGATGTTTATTGCTGGTGAGAAAGGCAAGAGAGTTTTGACACCCAATACTTCTATTATGTCACATCAATATAGTTGGGGTACATGGGGTAAAGAACATGAGCTTGTTGCAGTAGGTAAAGAATTTGAACTTACAACTGAAAGGATGATTAATCATTATAAAAGATGTACAGGTTTAAATGAAAAACAAATCAGGTCTTATCTATTACCAGCAACTGATGTTTGGTTAAGTGCAAAAGAAGCAAAGAAGCTTAAAATTTGTGACTCTGTAAAGGATATCAAATGAGTGTTAATATTAATGAAACATTAGATAAAATGGTCAGAGAAAAACAAATGACATACATGGATGCTATTTTAAAATATACTAATGATGTTGATTGTGAAATTGAAATGGTTGCCAAGATGTTAAACAAGCAGATTAAGGATAAGATAGAAGCAGAAGCTTATGAACTTAACATGATGAAAGATCGCAGTTCTAAACTTCCTTTGTAATGTAGGTGATGATAGTTTGTAATGATACTTAATAATATAACGTAATAAGGAGTAATACAAATGGGTAGTTTTAAAGATTTAAAAGCAAATCGTATGAACAATTTACAAAACCTCACAAAGCAAGTTGAGAAACTAGCTGAGAAACCTTCCTACGAAGATGACCGTATTTGGAAGTGTGAGAAAGATAATACTGGTAACGGTTATGCCGTTATCCGTTTCCTTCCGGCACCTCAACAGGAAGATGTGCCTTGGGTACGGTTGTGGACTCATGGGTTCAAAGGGCCAGGTGGCTGGTACATTGAGAACTCTTTGACTACACCGAGGTCTGATGCTCCTAGTGGAACTAAAGACCCTGTTTCAGTAGCTAATACTACATTATGGAATTCTGGTGTTGAATCTGATAAGAGTATTGCAAGAGAACGAAAACGAAAGTTAAGTTACTACAGCAATATTCTTGTGATTGAAGACAGCATGAACGCTGAGAACGAAGGTAAGGTATTTTTGTTTCGTTATGGTAAAAAGATTTTCGAGAAAATCGAAAGTGTAATGAATCCAGAGTTTAAAGACGAAACACCTATCAACCCTTTTGACTTCTGGGCAGGTGCTAACTTCAAGTTGAAGATTCGTAAAGTGGATGGTTATGCAAATTATGATAAGTCAGAGTTTGCAGCTCCAACTCAATTACTAGATGGTGATGATGGTAAACTTGAAGAGTTGTGGAAAACACAGCATTCACTTCAAGGTATTCTTGCTCCAGAGAACTTTAAGAGTTATCAGGAACTTGAATCACGTTTCAATACAGTCATTGCACATGATGCTGGTGGCGAGTTTGTTGGAACAATTGAAGAGAGTACTAGTGATCCGATTGCGTCTGTTGATGCACCAGAGGATACTACTTTGGACTACTTTAAGAAGTTAGCTGAACAGTAATTGATAGAGGGGGGAGTGTTTTGTTATAATGGTGTTGAACCATTAGTATGCTGGTATCATTCCGCAGGAGCTCCGTGATACCTTGTGAAACCGTATCGGTACACTTCCCCCTTTATTTTATTCCCAGTTCTTTTTCTGTAAGAACTACAAATTCCCAATCCCTTTTTTCAGCATATTTCTGTGCTGCTTTCCATTTTGCTTGATTCATTACATAAGCTTTGATTTTATTCTTATAGCTAACAGTCTGTCTTTTGGGTTTCTTAGGTGGGAAACATTGACTATATGGTTTAATCTCTATGATATACTTCTTAGTCATCCCTGAGCGAGTTACTACCTTGACATAGAAATCAACTAAATAACGCCTATAACGCTTGTCTATTGGGTGATAATAGGGTATTATGACAGTTTCAGAGCCCCATTCAATGACATTAGGGTTACTGTCTAAGTACTTCATATAGATGAGCTCCCAGCGTGACCTATGCTCACATTCATGGAGATTTCCCACATATTTCTCTTTATTTCTTACCTTATATTTTCCAACTCTAGGGTATTTGTTCATATATCTCTTATAAATATAGTATATAGTTACAGATATTTATAACAGAGGAAAAGGAAATGGCCACCAAAGGAGTAGATCAATTTAAAGCACAGACGTTAGCGAATTTCGCAAGTCCTAATTTATTTAGAGTTGAAATTACTAAACTTGACCCTAGACAAGCGAATTCAAGAATCCGAGAAAGACTAACATTTGTCTGTCATAATGCACAAATTCCAGGCCTAACTATGGTAGCAACAGATAAGGATTTAGCTTATAGGTCAAATGTTCGTCAAAAAACTTATGATGATATAACATTAGCTTTCCATTGTAATGATGATATGCTAGAGCTTAAATATTTTCAAGAGTGGATGACAGAGATGGTTAATCCCGAAACTAATAGAGTTGGTTTTTATAATAATTATGTTGGAACTATTACAATACATAAGTTAAGTAGGTTAAAAGGAAATAATTCAACAGTAGAAGCAAACGCAACAACCTTAGTAACAACAATACATGAAGCTTATCCAAAAAGAATTGAACCGTTATCATTAGATTATTCTGG